CCTATAAACTTCTTACATACAAAACTAAAGCCAGTTCCTTTTGATGTAATGTATAAGTTAAAGCAAGAAGGAGATGTAGATAATGACGGAAACGACCAAGCAAATACAACCGTAGATTTAGCGGGGTGGGACAGCGACCAAGAGTAAAAATAAAAATATGAAAATAAACAAATCTCCGGTAAGAATATAAATGCCGAACGACCCCATCGCCGAGTTCCTAACGCCCGACTGCAACGATACCGTCCCAGCCCAAGTGCTACTTACACGCATCGCAGAAGACTATATTGAACTTGCGAAGTTGCGTAATGAATACGAAAAGAAGATCCAGATGCCCGACCTTCAGAAGGCCTATAAGGTGGTTCTGGAGCATAAAGGTTTTTTGCTGTCGCAGTTAATGGTTCAGTTTTACACGAGTTCTATGAAGGCGATTTCGGAACTTGAGTATGTTAATGTAGATACAGAACTTGAGGTAAAGTTAAAGTATAGCCCTCTACCATAGGATGTTCCAAGTGATACCCGCTATGGTTGGTGTGGCCGTTGCAGTTGCGATACACGAGTTTAACCGTCGCAAGATGGAAAAGTATTACGCAGAACAAGACCGTAAGAATAAGGAGGCGATAGATGCCCTTTACAAGAAGTATGTAAGGTAATGTTGGCTATTCCGCAGATTTACAAGTGATACGAGGATTTATTAAGTTCTCCTATGGCTCTTCTGCGATTTAGCCATCATCAGCCATCATTTTAGAAATGGATACATTTTTATATAAGCCTCTAATATATAATGAGTGCTGAAAAGGTTTTCCTACAAGGAGGTGGTAATGAGTGGGACTTTTATACTCGTTCTCTGGGTCAGTTGACTAACATGGGTAAGACTGCTATACGAAAACTGGCTGAAGAACGTGCGTTAAAACTACAGAAGGAGCGGGAAGCCCAAGCGAAAGCAAATGTAAAGCCTACTGTGGTCGTAAAATCAGCGTTAAGTAGTAAGGCCAAACAAGCACCGCATACAACAACACCTACGGTAGGGGCTACAGATACGGCTATTCCGAGAAACGCTCCACAAAGGCGTTCTGCAAGTGTGCCTACTGCGGTTAAGTTTGAAAATCTACCCAAAGCGACAGCACCAATCTTTAATGGTGCTATGAAGGCTATTGAGGCTACTGGTGATAAGGAGTTAGTGCGTGAGGTAGTTGAAGGTGTTGATACAAATGTTCCTTTACCAGCACCAGTTGCTAATGCGGTAATAAAAACTATGAACGAGTTAGGTATTCCAGCAAGTGTATCAAACGATATAGTTTTCCATGTATCCGACCCGATTGATACCTTACCAGAAGTAGTGGAGGCCGTTGCAACCACAGAGGAGGGTGGTGAAGATGAAGATGGTAGCCAACCTATATTATGTAGAACTGGAACTAAAAAGGATATCGCTTGGTGGCTAATAGAACGCTTTGATCCAGTATTCCGTAAGACTTATGTAGAGGCTTTCTTTGGAGGCGGTGCTATATTCTGGCAGAAGCCCAAAGTAGGAACGGAAATCATTAATGAATGGAATCCACTTGTAGCGGATTTCTATAAGCGTCTGCAGAGAGGCCTAACTGAAACCCCTAACCTAATGCCAGAACTATCATTATATACGCAATCGCTACAAGCATACGATAAAACACATGGTGCTAATGCGTGGCTAAAGAAACTACAAGAGCATTTTGGTAAGTCATATTTATCGTCTACCGTTATAAATCTGGATACACAAGCGGGTAAAGACCAGATGAAGCAAGTAGACCGCATTTCCCGTGTTATAATACCTTTCCTCCGTGAAAATCCCGTTAAAACTAAAATAGTAAAGGATAAGGCTGAAGCGGAATACGATGTTATAGATCACGCAGTAAAAGGTGGTGCTACTGATAACCTTGTGTGCTTATACTGGTATATCCTTTCGTTTTGTGCGGGTCAAGGCGGGACAGCAAACATCCCTATTAAGGATTTGCAGTGTATAGCGGAGAATGACAAGAACCTTGTTAAATATAGCCCAGATGAAGAGGGTAAGAAGGACGCTAAACCACAAATGCCCCTTAAGAAGTCGCCAGATCCATTTAACAAACTAAATATGGCTGGAAGAGGCCGTTGGTTCGTTAATAGGCTAAAGGGTGTGACTATATATAATGACGACGCATTAACGATATGCCCTAAACACGATTCGCCTAACACCTTCTTTATGTTAGATCCTCCTTACGAGGCTGGTGGTGGTTATGGTATTACAACGACTTCTACATCAGATGTATTAGAAGGTAGTGCGAAGCCTAAAAAAGAAGAATACCCAGCACTACGCCCAGATAAGGATAATGTATTTCCCTTCCGTGCCTTTGTGCGTATGGTAGATAAACTAAAGGGTAAGGTAATGGTGACGATTAACGGTAGCAAGAATATTCTGGAACTGTTTCAAGGCAAAGATGCATCCGTTAAGTTATCAAAGAAATATTACGCAAGTAAGATATGGGTTAGCAATAAGGCCAGTAAGGGTGCTACCAAATCTGCCCGTTTTGAGATAGTCTACGCAAACTACAAGTTTAAGGACAGCGAAGATGTAAATAGCGAAGCATTTATTAACGCACCAGAATACTTTATTTCTTCATCTGAAGTTATACCTATTGAATATACAAAGCCCGTATTACCTTACCAAGACTATAAAAAGGTGGAGGGTAATGCTGTTAAGGGTGATATAAAGATTAATCTAAAGCCTAAAAATGAAGATAAACCAGATAAGCCACCTAAACCGCACCCATGTGTATCCACAACCATCCGTAAAGCCCCTATTAGCGACTCTGTATTACCCTTTATAGGCTCTGTATCACCTACTGCAGTTGCCGAAGAAACCACACCAGCACCTAAAGCACGTAAGGCACGGGCGAAAAAGGCAGTAGCACCAGCGGTGGCCGAAAGTGCTGTCCCTACCAATGAGATTGTTAATACTGCACCAGTAGCGAAACCAAAGCGTGTATATAAGCGTAAGCCAAAGGCAACAGATGAAGCCCCTACATTAGAGCCATTCCAAGAGGGACAAGGTAGGCCAAGAGGCGGTGGTTATTTAGGTGATAATGGTGCTATTGTAAAGGGTATGATAGGCGGTGCTTATAGTCCGCATCATCCGCACCATTTGGGTAGCACATTTGCATATAGCCCACCCTCTTTGTTAGAAGGAAATGGCTACCAATCTTGCCAGTGGTGAAAATGGCCGATTTTGGCCGAATGGCCTTATCAACCCCTTACTACTTTTTTACACGATACGAAATCGTAAAGATTTTTACCATTTCATATCGCTTTATTACCTAAAGTAAGTAAATAAAGATACTTACCACTTACTTAATAGTAAAAAAAATATTTTTTTTACATATAAATAACTACATTTACGATATAAAACTAAAGATATTTACCAAAAGTAAGTATATAGGCCAAACTGTAAAAAAGTAAGCCCAGCCTCAACCCTCCGGCGTTGTAAAAAAGTTCTTTCCGGCTGGATTTTTTATGTCATCCACAGTCATAAAAGATGCCACGCCCAGCCTCCAGCCAACCCACCGGCAACGAAGTAGCACTGCGGACAAACGGTGGAAACAAGACCCCAGACACGGTCATAGCAACGATGGCAACCAACCCACCGGCAACCCAATGGCACGACGGCAACCCAGTATTTAGCCTTTACGAACGCCTTAACCTTAAGTTATTAAGCGTAGAACTAAAGGTAGAAATAAAAGATGGTAAGGTAAAGAAGGGCTACAAGCCTAATGGAAAATGGAAGGAAGAAAGCGAACGCATTAAAAATCTTAAGGCTGGAACACATTATGCACTAATAACCGGTAAGCGGGGCGGTATAAGCGTAATAGATATAGACGACCCTAATACGGAAACGGCCAAAGAACTAATGGATCTAATGACGGACTGCAACATGGTAGCCAAGACCAACAAAGGATACCACTACTGCTACAAATATACCGACGGAGTAAAGCAAACTACAAGCGACGAGTATAAGATAGATATACGCAACGACGGCGGTATTATATTTTGCCAACCCAGCCAGTTATGGTATAAGGGCGACTGTTTAGCAAAATACGAATGGATAAAAGAACCGATGGAAGACGATATAGAAGAGATACCCCAAGCGGTTTTAGATTACCTTAAGGGGTTAGACCAACGGTTCGTAAAGGGAGAGGATGTAGCCCAGCCCAAACTTACATTTACTGCACCAGAGCCAGATAGCGAAACGAATAGTATAGTAAGCGTAGCACCAACGCCTACGCCTACCTCAAACCCAGTAGAGGTGGTAGACCACGAGTTAGTAGCGGTAGCGATGGCCTTACCAGATGCGGTGCTAAAGAACTACCAAGACTGGTTAGATATAGGTATTATATTTTATAATAAGAAACTAACATGGCAAGACTGGGACAAAGTAAGCAAACGCCCTAATATAGGATACGAAGCGGGAGCATGTTGCAAGAAATGGGGGACATTTACCGATAGGCGATCCAAGCAACTAACAGAGGCCACATTATGGCACAAACTTAAGAAGCATAACCCAGCCAAGTTTTACGAACTAATGGAAACACGCAAGGACTTTTTAGATATGCTGGAACTACTAAATAGCAACGATATAGCCAAGTATTTTTACAATATATTACCGGATAAGTATGTATATAACGAGCATTTAGGCTGGTATAGCCTTAACCCGCAGAATATCTGGTCGCATAGCGAAAAGCCTACGCCAAGCGGTATAAAAGGCGATATTAGTAATACCTTCCAGCAGTTATGTTTAGATACAAAGAAGGCCGTATTAACACGCTACGCTAAAGATGCTGGGGCAACTGCAGACCAAGCCAAGCACAAGGAACTAAAGGAGCAATGCGACGCAAAGGTAAGCCTAATACACAAGTCCTATAAGACTTTAGGTGGTGCGGACTTTTGTAGCGGTGTTATTAGTTTTTTAGATACATATTACAACGACCCAGATTTAGAACAGAAGATGGATATGAACCCCCAACTGTTCGCATTTACCGACGGCCTTTACGATTTAGAGAAGGGTAAGTTTAGACCTATAACGCCCCAAGATATGATTAGCACTACAACGGGCTACCCAGTCCCCAAACTTAACCCGACGGTGCGTAAGGAGATAGATAAGTTTTTATACGGTTTATACGAAGACGCACCAAGCACAGAGTTTTTACTGCAAGTATTAGCCTCCGCCCTATTAGGCTACAATAAGTTTGAAAAGTTTTATGTATTTACTGGTGCTGGAGGCAACGGTAAGGGAGTTATTACGGAACTTATTACAAAGGCGTTCGGCAACTACTTTTACCCCGTTAATGTAAGCCTATTTACCAAGATACAAGAACGGTTAGACCAACCAGTCCCAGCATTAGTAGATGCAAGGTGTAAGCGTATTATGATGTCTACCGAGCCAGAAACCAACGAAAAACTACAAGTTAGTATGCTTAAGAAGATTAGCGGTGGCGATCCAGTAGAGGCCAGAACGCTACATAGTAAGCATATATTTAAGGCAAAACCGATGTATAAGCCATTTTTCCAAGCCAACGATATACCCAAGTTAAGTAAGGTAGATACCGCTACCCAGCGTAGAATGGAAATCCTAAAGTTCCCCTTTAACTTCGTAGCAACCCCTACGCAACCACACGAGAGGCAAGGCGACCCAGATGTTAAGAATATTAAATGCTCAAGCGATGCATGGAGGGATGAGTTTATACTAATGCTTACGGAGGTATATAACAAGAGCGTTAAGAACGCCAAGCACCTTAATACACCAGATAAGTTTAAGGAGGCCACTAACGAATACATAGACGACAATAACCCATTAAAGTTATGGTTAAATACTAACTACGACCTAACAAAGAGCGAACAAGATATAATAACGGCGAAGGATCTAAAAACGGCATATATGGCCGATACGCATACGGAAAAATGCGACGATAGGTGGTTTAAGCAACTATTAACCTTTAACGGTATTACGCACGGCAGAACTGGCGTAGGGGCAGTATATAAGGGGCTGAAGCGTAAGGAGGTTATAGCAAAACCAGTAGCGAATACCGTAGCACCAACCACCAGTATATACGGGTTTAGCCCAGATATGTAAGGTAATGTAGGGTAAATCGCATTATACCCTATAGGATACTTACAGAGAGGCTCGGCAACCACTAAATCTGCGATTTAGCCTACATCAGCCTACATTAGAAAATGGGTATAAATAATATATCCATTTTGTAATAGAATGTCTAACGATAACTGGATACAAGACCTCCATGTAAAAGAGGGTGCTTTAACTGCACAAGCGAAAAGACATAATATGAAACCATTAGAGTTCGCACGACATGTAGTAGAGAACCCCGAAGATTTTAGTGGAACTACAAAGCGTAGGGCTAATCTTGCCCTAAATCTCCAAATGCGTAAAGGGGGTGATAAGGGTATCCACATTCCATATCGTGATTTCGTTGAGGAACATAAAAATCTGCTCGGTATTCTAAAGCGTCCAACGAAGGCTAAACTAATGGCCGAATATAAAGACCAAAAGGCCGAACTGGGTAAAGTTATAGGTCTACGTGGTGGTGTAATGCCAGAAAGTAGGCAAGTATTAGGGGATATAGCACAAGCATCGTATGATGTTAAAAATACATCCCCTATTAACGGTTGGACTGTAGTGTATAATAGCCCTACTATTAAGGCATATAAGAAGGGTGAAGTTATTATTATAGCCGTGCGTGGCACTTCAGATGCAAGGGATGTAAGTGCTTGGACTCCAGTATTAGGTAATAGTGTTTCTAATACTTCACGATACAAAGTAGATGTAGAAATCGTGAAATCCCTACGACAGCAGTTCCCGAGTGCTACATTTTATGCTGTCGGTCATTCGCTTGGTGGGGCTATTATTGATAACCTTATTAATGAAGGTCTTGTTGTAGAAGGCCTATCGTTTAACCCAGCAGTAGAGAGCAAGTATTTTAACGATACACGCAACCAGCGGGTAGCCCATGCAGAAGACCCCTTATACGCACTAATGTCTAATAGGGCTAAAAATACTACAGTTATTAATACGCCCTTAAATATACAGCAACCTAAAATAACGGGCATTTCTTGGTTAGATGGTATTGCTAATAGCGTGGCTAATCGTTTTGGTGCTAAAAAGGCCTTTGATGCGGTTAATCGCAAGTTAAAAGCACATTCTATCGGATCTATATTCGGTAGAGGCAAATGTGGTAAGATGGAAGGTGAATGTCAATGCAGTAGTGCGTTCAAATCCCAGTTAGAGCGTAATGGCTATAGTTGTGATAAGTATTTGAAAGATGCCCGTGCTGTCGCTAAAAAAGCGGGTTATGACCCTAAAATGTTAGGCTTTTCTATGGATACTAAACATAAACTACAGATATTAACGCCAGACGGTAAGGTGCGACGCTTTGGTGCAGTTGATTACGGAGATTTTCTAATATGGAAGCATTTTGAACGCCTTAAGAAAGTCCCTAAAGGGTTTGCTAAAGAAAAGCAGAATACTTTTCACGCTTCGCATAGCAAGATAAGGGGTAAATGGAAGGACGATAAGTATTCGCCTAATAGTCTGGCTCTGGCCATACTTTGGTAAAGAACTCTCCGGTGCGTTTGTTTCCGCCATTTATCTTCTTTCCGGTAAGTATAACAGAAGGATGCCACGCCCCAACGCCAACCGCACCCCGCTACAGAAGATGGACGCTCAACGCAGATACGCATGGTGTAGGTATTACGAAGAGGCACGGACGAACCACGAAGAGGCCTTAATACATATTACACGCATACGGCGGGTAATAGCCAATGACCTACCCCAGCATATTAAGACGGAAATGGAGGAGATGGCACACGCATTAGCCAAGCCTTACGAATGCCCTATATGTTTAGATCTAATACCCAAAGGGGAGTTAGATATTACAAACTGCGGACATAAATACTGTAAGCGGTGCTTAACTACACTAAAGGCCACACCCCAGCCAAAGTGTGCGATGTGCAGAACGGAGTTATGGGTAAAAACAAATAATGGCACAGAAGCAGAGTAATGCTATACTACGAACGCCTTAAGTTTATAGGAGAGCCTAAACGAGATAACTACGGAAAATATAGTTATCTGGTTTATTTAAGAGATTATTTATTATGGTCTAAAAGGGGTAGAAAGCGTTTCCACTCTTTTTAGGCCGTATAGGACAGCAGTTTTACAAATGTATCAAAAACATAAACTAACCCCTTAAAATGCTCGGTAAATCGGCGGTGAGTGTGATGGTTGCTATGTTAGATAGACTTGAAGGGCTACCCCCATTATGTCCTTTAGATAATGTTTCAAAATATTCTTTATTTGCTGTCGTATATTCTGGGGCATTTGCACCGGTTGCTCGGACGGGTTCGTTTAGAACAGTATTTAGATGGCTATACCATGTAGCAAGATCGGGCGACTTGCGGTAATGGTAAAGGGGTGAAGCGTGGCACGAACAACAACAAGGAAAAGTAGAGTTAAGCGTTTCAAATATTAAAGACTGATTACTACCAGTAGCCATTCTTTTATATTAATCGTAGATATTTTAGTAGCGTATATTTTTACATTAGGCGACCAGCAAGTCCAGCGTGGCCTCTGCGTCTTGCCCCACCGCTCATAGCACCACCGCTTTCTGCACCACCGCTTTCCGCTCCAGCACTCATCGCACCACCGCTACGGGCTGAACCCATAGAGTGGAACTCCTTAACACGGCCAAGCACATTGCCAAGTCTGTGTAAAGCACCACGACCGCCGATAATGCGTGTAAGGTTGCTACGAGTTCCAGCAGAGGACATAGGTGCGTTAATAACATCAGCCTCGTTAAGAACACCCTTAATCACACGGGAACTGCCTTTTACGGTTTCAAAATAGCCAGAGTTGGCCGTGATGATATACAGCGTAGCGTTAGACACGTTAGTCTGCGACCAGTTGCTTACGGTAGCGTTGAACTGGAAAGTGTAGTTTCCTACGACGGATGGGGCTTGTCCTTCTTGGAGTGTGATATCCTTTGAAGGCTTTAGCACGAGGAAGCCACCGCATAACTGGGTCTTGTAGCCACCAGCATTAGGAGGGGTTGCTCCGTTCTTGTTTGCAGACTGGGTGTAGCCGAGCCATGTATTGTAGTCCATCTCAAGGCCATTCATTACGGACATCGCATACAGTTCCTCCGTTGTGTGGGAGGCAAGGAGGCCAGAGAAGTTATCAAAGTTAATGGAAATCTGTGTAAGGGGAAGATACCAGTCGGCATCAGTTGACCCGTATGCTTGGGGCTTACAGTATATAATGATTAGATCGGGAATGCAAGGTAGCGTAATGGTCTGGGACTGGACTGAAGCAGTCTGGCCGTAGCCGATACCAGAGCCACCGTTGCTATTAACAAGGGCTTGGTTAGAAACATAACGGGGGAACTCGTAGTAAGGCACTACGCTCTTGGCGGGTAGAGGAATGGAAAGTGAAGGGGTTAGGAACTGCACGTTGACACGGGAGTTGCTGAAGGGGCTTCCAGACTGTGTGCCAGAGTTGTAGGCGACAGCACTAACGGCAACCACGTTAGAGCAAGAGCGAAGCACACGGCCAACCGGAGAGGTCTGGCTGGGACTTGTCAAGTTCATCACCAACTGTATATTCTGGACTCCAAACATTCCAGTATCCATCTCATGAATGTCGCTGAAGATAAAGGGAGAAAGCACCAGTTTCTCGTTAGAGTAGAAAGATACGAAGATGGGATAAGAAGGCTGAAGGGCAGTCTGGACGGGAACGCCGTTCGTGTATGCAACAGTAATACCACCAGATGTGTATGTGCCGTTGCCAGTTAGGGCTTGGCCGTTAGGCAAAGTAAATACAAACTGACCCCACGCACCGTTAGGGATATCGGCACGGCTTGTAGAAGACATGTAATCACCAAGAGGGTTGCGGTTAGTAGCGAAGGCATCGTTATAGTTGCCGTATGTATCTAACATATTAGGGCAAGTCCGCTGGATACGGTTCTTGTTGTAATCGGTTAGACGCATAACCTCGTAGAGAACATCGCCAGTATTCATCGTGACTGTAGCGTCGTTAATAGTCGCTGTCATCGTCTGAACGAGAGAATGAAGAGGGAACGACGCAAGGGCTACATCACGACCAAGCACAACGCAAGGAACACCCGCAGTATTTGTCACCGGAGTAGCCGTGAATGAGAGAAAACACTGGGAACGCCACTCTAATGCACGGTCAATAAACACTCCCTCTGAAGGGACTGTAATGTTGTAAGTGTGCTGTGAGGCCGTCTGGGAGAGTGCCGTATAAGGGGCATTTGTAAGGGACAATGCACCTTTTTCAACTGCATAACGTGGTTGTGTCTGAACTATGCGGTCGTCATATACCGAAAGTTTCTGAACGGCATCGGTCATTTTTATATTCATTACCCATATTTAAATCTTGCCATTTTTCTATTTTTCTTACTTTTTACGGAACATCATCTTAATGGATACATTTGTCTGGTTAAACATATTGATGGGGTATAACTTATTATCCAAGCGGTTCTTCCAGAACACTTGTATATCTATATTACGCAGTTCCGTGCGTGAGCCAGTAAAGGAGGATAAGCGGTATTCGCCAGTAGGGGTGTAAGATAGGAAACCACGATAATCTTCTGCCCGTTCTATCGGGACGGATATATCTGTTATTATTGGTGTAAAAGCCGAAGAGGATTCCACTGGGGAAGCGTTATTACCTTCGCCGTAGGTTAGTGGTGTTCCAGTTTGCTCTGGGAAAATGGGGATCATAGTAGAGGAAAACACGATTGCGGATATAGGAGTCCAGAGGGTAGAAGTGCTATTATAATCTTGCTCTATAACCCAGTATAACTGTGTTCCAGTCACAACGGTAGGGTTAGTTCCAGCAGTCGCTGAAAAGGCCGATAGACCATCAAGGGCTTTTATGTTTTTACCCCCATCCATAGACTGAAATAGTATCTGATTTACCTTACCCGTAGACTCTACACCGATATAGAAGTTATTAAAGTTAGCGAATAGGCCGAACATATCGGTATTAAAATATAACTTCATTAGTTCTGTTCCTTGTGCTACGGGTTGCCCAGACGCACCATTACTTGCATACAAAGGTGTTCCGTTATTCCACGACCACGCTTGGTATTGAGGAGGGGTATTACCTTGTATAGGGTCATCACCGCAACAGTAGGTATTACCATATAGGCTGAAAAGGCCGTTATCCGCATTATAAGTCATTTGAACCGGAGATCCGTGTAGAGGAGGTTGATTTCCACTCGTGCCTCCAAGAAGCAACCAGTAAGCGTCCCACTGGGCTTGTATAGACAGCGTAGGGTGGTAGGTATTTGGGGTAGCCGGTTGTGCGTCGTTCCATGCTCTGGAAAAGGCCAGATTGACAAGGTCTACCCAATGCTGGTAGGTATAAACATAATAGTAGTTTCCACGCAAGTCTTGCCCCGCATATATCTGCTCTGGTAGGATAACCGTATCTGGAGGGTTAGGTAAAGGTGCAAATACGGTTTCCGGTTGGTATTCTATAAAGCGACGGGCTGTGAAAGTCGTGTTAAAATCTACACCGGTCGTAGGGTGTTTAGCATATACTGTATAATCATATACAATAGAGTAAGTAGTTAGGTTTATATCGGACTGTGAATCGTTTATATTAGGTATAAACAAAGGTAAGTCCTTACCAGCACCGTCCATAGTAAAGCGAATAATGCTAAACATATACTTACTAATATCGGCAATAAGGGGGGTAGAACGAGTTTCTTGGAAACGAATGGTAGGATCACGGCCAAGTCCTAACTGGTTAATGTTATACGCATCTGCTACGATATCGGCGTTGTAATACACAATATCGGGTTCTGAACTGCTACCGATGGTTTCTACGCTGGATGAATACCCTCGTGTTGACATCTTCTTATATATACTGACGATATATTTTTACATATCTTATTTATGAAGTTTTAAATATGTCACACCCGCAACAAACTCATCTGCAGAAAGACCACTACTCTTTATCATCTTCAAGTATGCGGACAGCGGTAAGGCTTTATATAATAATCTAACTATACAGTGCCGTCCGCACGTGTTTATATCCTTATTATCCTTTTGAAAGTCATGTGAGTTATAAGTTATACGATACCCGCTTTCTTTGAATAAGCGTGTAAGGGTAGGTTTTTCCATGTTAAACTCCCTACGCTTTTCCGCCGATATCCATTCTAACTCCGTATCGGGGACTTTGCCATAGGGGTCAAAAAACTCTATTTGATCGGGCTTCTTTATCATACAAACCCAGTGGCCGTTCGTTTCCGAAGTCGTAGGATATAGCATCATGCAACGGCCTTCCGAGTCAAACGCTTCATCTATGCTATTCATATTCTCCAAGTCTGGATATGTAAATATGTTAGTATCTGGGTTTAGCATCTTGTTTATATCACCATCAGACAGAGGATAGGCTAAAACACGCTTGGTTGCTTCTACCGTATTTTCAAAAGGAACTTCCATTACTAATATGGCTTATATTTTATATTCAATGTAAGTATAAGATGTCTTTAGCACTCGCAGAGAACCCACAAGTTGCACAAGCGTTAAGCATAGGAAGCAGTGGTATTCCTTCACTCATACAAAGCCCTAACGGCCAAGTAGGCGTGAACTGCTCTGATGTGGGTAATACCTTACAAAGTTATGGGGCTACTACACGATTTGAAACGACTACTGGTGCTAATAGTGCCTATGTTGATATCAGAGATAATGGGGCAGAAATGTATTGTAGTTTGAACGCACAAGGAACGAGTAATGTAGGCCATGTAAAGGTAGGTGGTTTAGTTAGTAATACTGGTCTTTATGTATCGGATACACAGTTATTGTATAACGGTTCTGCGATAGGTTCTGGTAGCGGTGATGTAGCATCCGTTCAAGGCTTACAAGGGGCTATAACCTTTACATCGTCAAACGATACTATTAACTTTAATAATACAACCACAACTAATATAGATATAACCGCTAATATAACCCCTAATGTATCGTCCTTATCCGATGGAACTACTGCACTTACTGGTGCTATTACTCTAATCGGCGAAGGTTGTTCTATTACTGCTACCCAAGACCCAAGCCCCGCTATTACTATATCAATACCAGCCCCTCCAGAAAGCGGTGTAGTGTCTATAAGCGATGGAACAAATGTGGCGACTGGTGCTGTCGTTTTAGAGGCTGGAGAAGGTATAGAAATAACATACGATACAGACCAAAATACATTTACATTAACTTCCGACCCTTTCGTAGGTATATATTACCTAACAACACCACAAGATATAACATTAGTCCCTCCTACACAAGTTCAGAAAGTAGTAGGGCTAACGGCCGATCCAAATACGGATAGTGCGATAGTATCATACGATGCGGGTTTAGGCACTTGGATCGTCCAAAAATCTGGCGTATATTTCTTAAACTTTTCGGCTGGTATAATACAGAATAATGCTACATGGACTTTCGGTTCGTTCTGCCAATGCTATATCGTATGTATATTAGGCGGTTCTTCTCCGCAGTTAGAGATATGCAATAATGCAACACCAAGCCCAACATCTGGGGTGAACTCATTTAACGCACAAGTTTTCGGTTATCTACCGCTTACAGTAGGCACTACTATTACTGCTGGAATACAATGGATTATAACATCTGCTGGAACACCTACACCAGCACAGTTCCAGCCAAGAGTTAATAACGTCAATAACGGAACGGGCTTTAACTGGGCGTATGTTAAACCTTTGACCGCATAAAAAGTATAATCTCTATATATAATGGATAACCTTGCATCTGGTAGTATAGGCGGGGTATCAGTTCTTGCGGTTTTAAGTGTTGCGTATGCTATATATAAGGCTATAAATCATCATCGTATCAGAAGCACGTGTTGTGGGGCAAAAATGGAGGCCTCGTTAGACGTGGAAGAAACTACCCCTCCGACAGCGTTAAAAATAAACGCACCTAAAGTAGATGAGAGTAAAAGTGTCGCTACGCTACCTAACGATGCTTCGCAACTTCCTTAATGGTATGATGATGGATATGTGTATAACTAACGGCAACTTTGATAATATACAACAAATAATAGGAGGTCTAAATATGATTTTAGCCAATCCAGAAAACTATGGATTAGAAAAATGATCTCCGGTAAAAATAATATTTACATATAATATAATATGCGTATCGTCTTCGCTTCTCAACACTATCACGATGTTAAAGGGTATGCAACCGTTGTATATGAAATCCTTTCACACCTTGTTAAAGAGAAATCGCTTGAAATATACCACTTTGGGTGGCGACAGCACAAGACTTTCCGGCGGGAAAAAATAGAAGGACTTAAGGGCGACTTCGTAGCCTCTATAACTGATGATGGAACGGTAGGGCAAGAGAAGATACATAAGTATCTAACGCTTGTTAGACCAGATTTAGTATTCGTATATGGGTCTAATATGGTAATGAAGTTAATAAATATGGCCTTACCGAAGGATAATATATGTTGTGGTAAAAAGTTTAAGTTATGGTGTTATTTAGACCAAGTGTATAAAGGTGGTATCTTACATGGACTAACCGTAGATAAATATATAGTATTTGCCGAGCAGTGGAAAATGGAAATAGATACACCGCAAATCGTAATGACCCATGCACCTAATAGGTTCGCCAAAGCCTTACCAGTAGAAGAATGTTTAGCACTACGACAGCGACTAAATATAACCGACGAACCCGTATTCCTATCGGTAAATACTAATACTGCAAGGAAGCGTTTAGATCTTCTATTCCAGTCCTTTAGCATATACAAGAAAAGGGGAGGAGATGGAAAACTCGTATTAATAACTGGTAAGGAGGGGTTCTATATGCTGGATGTAGTTATGAATATGGAAGGTGTAAATCCAGATGACGTTAGAATAATACAAGGTGGTAGCCTATCGGACGAAACAATCAACCTATTCTATAATATGGCTGATTATGGCGTTAATACTTCCGATGGAGAAGGCTGGGGTATTATGGCTTGTGATATGGCCTATCTCGGGAAACCGCAGATAGCATTAGATATTGGTGCTTATAGAACTTGGTTAAACGACGACACTGCAGTTCTTCTAAAGCCTACCTTGCGTATATATAGACATTTAGCAGATTACTGTGGGTTATATAATAACACGACTACGCCAGAGTTATTTGCCGAAGCCTTTGATATGGTTAAGACCAAATCAAAGCCTACTGTTAATATTACATGGGAAAGTGCTATGAGCGAGTTTTTAGAGCATTTAAGGGGGTGTCACGCCTAAATCAACGGCACTGATATATACAGACCAGCCGTTCGTAAAGTCAGTCCAAGCGATAAGATTTACACCTTGATTTGAGCCACCGCCGTTCTGAAGGATTGTATTGATATATACATTCGTATCCAGAGCATCGTAGTAGCAAGTGTATGTAAGAGGGGGAAAGTCAATCACGGGGTTAGCACCGTTAGCAAGTGTAGAGGTGGACGAGGGAGCGGATGTCGTGGCTAACTGACCGTATCCGAAGAGAGAGGGGATGGAAGGCTCTAATCCAGCGGACGCATTAGAAACGAAAGGAGAAGCCGTCACTGAAGAGCCAGATGAGGATGCAGACCATGTGGTATTCGCACCACCATCAAAGGTCACGTTAAGGTAGTATGTATGACCCGCAGTTAGCCCAGCGTTAAACTGGATAAGGGGGTATGTAGCGAGTGGGACAGTTGTGGGATCGGAAACTTTGGCCGTAAGTGCCGTTCCAGTGGCTTTGAAATAGACAGCACCGCCACCGCCGACTGATGCGATTGCGACACTATTACCCGTTGGCGTTAAGTTAATACCAGCACCAGCGGTTATGCCGATTGTAAGAGGAGACCAAGGGCTTGGGGTATTTCCAACTGCGGAAGGAGATGTATTTGCAACGGGAGCAATAACGGCCGGAACTGCGGTGTTGCAAATCCAGAGAGAGCCACCGATACCTCCAGTGGCACTGCTATCACGCACTACATCGCCTACAGCGTAGCCCCTCTGGGCATCCCATACGCAACTGTTAGAAGTATTGTCAAGGACGTATGCTCTCATATTAGCGTTGCCTCCGCCACCGCCACCGCCTCCACTGACGCTTAATGCGGATGCGACTTGTGCGTTCTGAACCAGTGACAAGGACATTTTATATTCATTACCCATATTTAAATCTTGCTATTTTTCTATTTTTCTTGGTGGAGTATTTTGGCCGTATGCTGACTAATCAGAAACTGTGGATAGTTCTTGTATATGCAAACCCAGCGACCCATTTTACGCAGTTCGTGGATTTCCTCTTTAGACATACCCACTCGGGTAGCCAATAAATACTTTAAAGATGAAAATGACGTAGACTGCGGATATATGATATAATACATGGCCTCGTTAAGCATTAAAGCGGTTTTCTTATAGTTAGTGATGTAATGGGTTAAACAAAGCATCGTAGTATTAGTATGCCGACCTTGTATAGCCAAATCGTCTATTAGTTGCTGGACGACCTTACCAGCCTTGTCCGTAAAGGTATCGTAATCGTCAAATATAACCATACAGTCCTTAAACTCATCAATCGTAGGGTAGTTATCTATTAGGCTTTGAACGTCTATGCGTAGGGGTCGGCCGATCTTCATAGTATCCAGCGTGGAATCCTCCTTTAGTTTGCTTATAAGATATACTTGGCGTGATGGAAATAGTTTTTTATAACCTTCTGCAAGACCCCTTGCGATATAAGACTTTCCAGAGCCGGAAGCACCCGCAATATAATATACAGAACGCTTATCTTTATCTGGATTTGGGATTAAATGAAATGTGCTGTCGTCGGGTAATACTATAGTTTTATCATTTGAACTATCATCTGACAAAATACGCTTATATAACTTGCGGATACCCTCGTCTTCTATAAGCATTTCTGGAGGAATACCCTTCTCTTTGGCCTCTTGTAGGCGATTGAATAGGGCTACACGCTTGGTTGCAGAAAGGCCTTTTAGGTCTTTCGTATAGCGTATTGCATCTATTTCCTTACTGCCTTTCTTGGAAGATTTATCCTCGTCGGAGAATACTGATAAGATTTTACCATCATCGTCCCCTCCACGCACTATAGCGATAGGCATTCCGTCCTTTCCAGCCACATTAAATGATAGGGAAGGCATCGTTTATATAAATACCAGATATTTTTAAAAAGTGGTATTTGTATATTGTTTTAGCCCTAAAAGCACGAAATCACGGTAAATATTTGGCCGAAAGCGGGAATAATCTTTCAGCCTTAAGGTAGCGTAAAGTATAGTTAGATAGTATGGAAAATATCTGAAATCGCAAGGAATCCAGTATGTTTAGCATAGTCGGGTTATCATGTGTATATATTTGTGGATTTTTTAGGCGATTGACTAAAGACATTATAGTAGCCTCCCTACGCAAGTAGGTAGGTATAACAACATTAGAAAGCCTACTAACGAACTGGTCTACCTCATATTCTATTTTATCTTTTGGCAGATCGTCTACATTTTCTATTAAATACTTCAAACTGTTTGCATCTCCGTATATACCATATAAACGCCCTAAATCCCCTATAAATAAATCATTCAAAGGCTTTAGGTCGTGCTTGAAATCATAATAACGGGCTAAAGCATACATTCGTTTAGCCATCTTAAAATAGTTGCCTTCCCTACGCATTAGTAATACACTTTCCTTGATTGCTACCTCTAAATCACGAAGGCCTTTATTAATAATGCGACCCCGTAGTTTAAACTCATATATCATTTCAAAATCTGTAAAATGATTACCACCAATCCATGATACAACATCCAGTTTAGTAATGGTAGGACTTTGAACTCCATCGGCTAATGTATATTTGCGACCATCTTGTAGGATTTTAAAACCCGCTATAACGTCCTTTAACGACCAACGAATAATATTATAGCGTAGTTCTTTTTGCAAGGCCAGAAACTCCACTGCGTTCACATGATTTTTCAGCATACGCTTTGCGACCATAAACTGTTCGTCATCTATGATTTTTGTATCGTGTAAATGTTTAACCTTACCAAGTATCGCACCCGAATCGTATCCTTCCACCTTTCCCTCAACTATTTTAGCATCTGGTGAAATAACACGCCATTCTTCAACCGAGCCACATTTGATATCGCTAATATATGTATAAGGAATATTCACTACATTTTTTACGACATCTTGGAAACGCTTTGTGCAGTCATTAACGCTTTTTATAGGCACTAACTCTAATGCGTCTACGTCCCCCGCATATACTTGATTTCGGAGGGTATAACTTCCGACCAGTTTTACTCCTTTTCCGCCAGTAAAGGACATGGCCTTAATAACAGTAAGGACTTCATTACTGTAGTCTGCTGGGTATTTCTTAAGTATAATACGCATCTCTTATATACAAGGAGGTAATAAAATAACCACTTCGTATCCTCTAAAAACCCCAATGTAGGCTGATGTAGGGTAAATCGCAGACTTTCTGGTTGCCGAAACTCTAAAATCCTTGTTTTTCCATAGGACTTTAAGATTTAGCCTACATTAGCCGTCATAAACTGTTTTTGGTTGCGAAACTCCTATCATAAAAACTTTTTGGCCTATTCTGCGATTTAGCCTACATCGTCATTTATACGATATATTTTATATACAAGGGATATAGAATGGCTTCCAGTAGTCTAAATATACCAAGTGTAGGACAATCTCTTGGCCTTGCTTACCGCTCTGATGTAGACCTACAACTGACTGTAGGATATAATATAAGTATTACTTGGACTAATGCATCCCCTCCACCAACACTTTCTGGAATATTAATAGCCGATATTAGCCACCTTATCCCCTCTTTTGGTTCTCCTTCGTTTTTAGCAATACCTCCATTTCCCCCAATAAATATTAAAGCGGGAAATGTGTTATTTGGTTATAATCTCGCACAAGAGGATAGTGCTACTCCAGCACCATTTCCGGCTACTGGGACATTATTTTTTTATCTATCTGCCGATAACTCAACTTTACAAGATGCTGGAACTGTAATAATAGACACAATCCCGTTAAGTAGTCTTGCAGAACTCATTAATGATTTGGATAATATAACCCCTACGGATTTTGTTGCGACAGCATTTGGATCAATACCAGTATCTACTACAAGCCTTCGTCTAATGGCGTATTACTCTCCACCCACAGAACCCGCTTGGTCTATTAAGTTCGCATTAGGTGTGTGTGGGGTTCAACCAATCAGTGCTGTCCTATCACTTCCACCACCTTAACGCTCATTACGAGCATTTAATATTCTGTGGTGTTCTGCTACATTCGTGTTCCAACCAGCACCCACCTTAATCTTACGAGGCTTTGGGCGACCTTGCCCCGTTGCTACAGAAGCACTACCGATTTCCCCGCTTGGTAATGCTCTGCGACCAAGATTGCCATTAAAGGCATCTACTGCACCGGCCTCCCGTAGCCTTGCTGGAAGTCCCCCAAGTGATACTTGTTCGCTTACAACCGTATCGCCAGAGCGTAGGGGCTGGTATTCAGCATTAGGCCTTCCAGTTGCTGGTGTAGCACTTGTATCTACTGATTGTTCCCCAAGAAGAGGTCTATTTAGCGACGATAATACACTAAAATCGGATGAACCCAACTCTACATCTTCCGCCTCCCCACGTGCTTGTGCCTCTATTAGCCTACGCACAAAGTCCTTCGTTTTATCCTCTGCACCCTTTGCTACGGCCACTCCAGCCTTCTTGTTAAGATTTCGCACAAGTTCTTCACGAACCTCCGCTGGTGCGTCAATAGGGGCTTTACCATACTGGGGTAGCAAATGGCGTAGGTTATTGCGTTGCATATCGTCCCGCATAGACATCCATTCGCCTTCGCTTACCATGCGACCATTTACAACTGGGAGTTCTCCAGCCTCAAATAAGGCGTTATAGTTAGCATCTGCAGTCCAGCGTTCATCCTCCTCCTCATTCTGGTCGGTAGATCCGATATATAGCCAGAGAACCTTTAGTGCCTTATCCAAGCGTAAGAGAACACTTGTTCCAACTTTATTCTGCGACGAACCCTCTGGGTATTCACGGCGTATATAATCCGCATAGGGCTGGGCGACAGCAGATAGTGTTCCAGCGATTTCAGAGATTTCTTCACGGAAGTTAGAACCGAGTATAGGTAATGTTGTAAGCATCATAGCCCACCAAGAGTTAAATGCCGATACTGATTTAACATTAAGTGTGCGTAAATCATCCAGTAATGCGTCGTATAGGGGATATACTGCACTTAATGCCGTTTCTCCAACCCTATCATCTGTAGTAGATGTAGGAATGGTGCGTGGTGCTTCCGCATACATTTCCGCATACTGTTTCTGGCGTTTATTAAGAAGTGTTTGTAGGTAATCTTGTCCCGCTTTAGTGAACATAATACCACCACGCAGTTCGCCTTCTGATGCCCTCTGTGGAGGCTCTACGAACTTACCACCAAGACCGTTAATACCAAATGGAACAATAGCACCACGATTTGTGCGTAGATTTAGAAGTTCGTAAGGCCTTGCTCCACGAAGATATTGTTTCTTTGATGTTTCAATCTGCCTTATTCTATCGTGTGCAACTTTAACTGCGTCCCTATGCCAACCATATTCATCGCTACCCATATCAACATCAATCGGCGAACCATTTGGTGTAGCAATATTCGCACGAGGCCTATTACCATATTTAGCCAACAGAACCTCTGGAAATGTAATCGCTTGACTGGGTCGTGCCATCTTTTCTATATATATTACACATAGAAAAAGTAGCATGTATTTACATTTAATCAAACTTTATCATAACGGCTTCATGTGACACACGAATACCTTTAACTATATCGGCCTTCTTGACATACTTGCGTTTAGGGCGTAGTGCTTCTGCCTCTTTCTTTGCCTTACGCTCCTCTTTGGTTAGTTTGCGTTTCGGTTCGGGTGTGATGATGGCTTCCATTTCTACTTACCGGAGAGATTGTTTTGTTGCTGTCTGGACGCACTTAATATAAACCGTGTTCCTTAACATACTTTGATGCCTCAATCATCTTAAGTCCCTTTTCAGCCATAACCTTTCTTACGATAGCATTACGCCTACTACGACCATCTGATGCTCCTTTACGGCCTCCTTTCATATCACTCTTACTACTCTTGCTATCATCGTCGCTTTCGCTATCGTAGCCCCCAGACATCGCACCTCCACGAGGCTTACCAAGTCCCGCAAGTTTTAAACCTTGATCTGCAAGTGTTCCAGCCATAGGCATACCTACCATCGCTCCAAGAACATTACCCGCTGGTGCTACAATAGCACGACCAACGGATTTAACACCGTTCCATAGGTCGCCCCAGAAACCGCCTCCGCTTAACGTGTGCTTACGCATATCGTCTTCGCTCATTTCACGGCCTCCAACCCACCACTTCTTATCGTGCTTGTATGCCTTACCGGAGGCCATAGCCCTCTTTAACTCACGAACACCCAGTCTGGCCTTACTACGCCCCTTGCGACCACCGTGTCCTACAAGTTTAAGGCCTTGATCCGCATAAGTTCCGAGATTATTAACACCAATAGCCTTACCAGCCTCATTGCCTACACGCTCAACAAAAGGCCGAGCCTTCTTTGCAACCTCTGGTAGTATTTCACGGCGGAACTTACTATTTGGATTGACTACTTCATTCTTAACCTTATTCCAAGTATCAGACCACCAGCCTCCGCCTTCCATCATACCGCTACCACGCCAGTGCGAGTATCTGGGGTCTTCCATACTACGCATTCTTGCCCTATCCCTATGTGCCATACGAACATTTTGGTCACGGTATCCCATACCAGCACCCATAACGGCCGATACATTTGGCTTTTGCTGTAATGTTTCCATACTATTCACAACTTGGTTCTGACGGCGGGTATCAACACCGAGTTTATCTTGTAGCATGTGGAACTGTCTGCGTCTTGCTCCACCCGCAATCGGTGCATTATTGCCACCTCCACTCATTCCAGTGCCATTACATTCAGAGCAACCACCAGTGATGTTCTTGACCATTTCTATATTCTAACATAACATATTAAAACTTTAAAATCTATTTATCTTATATAGCAATGTCTGAATACGATTCTATGAATGGAATGTGGGGCGATGGTATGCCAAAAGGTAATAAATCGGCCGGATATGTGGGTCTTATGTTAGCAAAAGCACAAGGCAAAAAGCGTAGCGATTACGACCCTATACAACGCAAGAAGACGATAGGCAAGTTTGATATAAATAAGATGAGTAATCCATCGGACTACATAAAATCCGCATATATTGATAAGTATAAGGATTTATATGTAGGTAATACACGTAAAACTTGGGAACAAGTTAAGGCAGAGGCTTCCGACATAAAACACGCTGTCGCTACATGGGCGAGATTACATCCGAATAAAGACGAACGCACTATTGCTCGGGAAACCAATGTATCACAACCTTCTGTCAATCGCTGGAAGCGTTTAACCGGACAAGGTAAGGACGATATGCTTGATGAACGCCAGAAGGCTATTCGTGAGAACTTTATGGCCGAAAAACCCCAACCAGTCCTTAACACACAGTTAGCCGTATTAAGGGGTGATACACTGCAAGATGCCGAAAAAGCCCGTAGAGAGATTAAAGGCATTAAAGGTCAACCACGCCTAACAAAACTAATGAGGGCGTTAAAGGCTTGGGAGGATGAGCGTGATAATATTTATGGTATTGTAAGCGGACAGAATGTAAGACGCATTAAGCGTATTATGGCACTACAAGAGGCAGACAGCGAAGAGGCTGATAGGGAACTGGAAGGCACTGTAGATGACCCTATGCCCGTAGGTGCTAAAGAGCCAATGATAAGTAGCCTACCAAAGTTAGAGCAAGAACGGTATTTCCTACGCAGTATAAAGGACGCTTATTTTAAGGCTAATATGGTTATTAAACAGATTAAAAGGGCTATTATAAAAACTGTATTAAGTATGCGTTCTGAAGATCCAAGTGCAGAACCTTTACCATTGCGTAGTGAAAATCTTAACCCACAAGGCGACGATTATGATGCTATGGCTGATTACAAAGAAGGTGAAAACTATATAGAAAGGGAGGGTGCTGTAGAGGGAGATGCTGGAAATCCAAGTGGTGCTGGACGCAGAGGCGGTGCTATGCCTAATCGTATAAATCAGTTCGCACAAGAATATCAGCGTAGACCAGTTCGTGGCGGGGCTACACCTAATCGTATAAATCAGTTTGCAAGTGAATATGAGCGTAGGCCAGTTCGTGGTGGTGGTAAGACTAAAAACCTTTACACCAAAGATGGAAAGGTTTATAATGGTTTATACCATACTATGCCAGATGGCAGTATTCATAGCGGTAAGAAGCACGGTGTGCGTTCTAAAGAGTTAATCCTTAAATAAACATATAGGTATCATATCGGTATAAGGCACTTCGTATTTAGGGCTTTTCTCCCATTGGCCTACATCGTCCCTCCATTCCGTAAAGTTTTCGTTAATATTGTAGCCGTCAAAACGCTCCTTATTATACATAGTATAAAATATACCATCGCTATAAATAAATACATAATAATATAACTTGTTAAGGTGTGCTTTAACCTTATGCACATCTACGAAACCAGTTTTATACATTCTATGCGGTATATCCACTCTACCCTTTACTTCTACGCCGTGCGTAGCGTCTTCTATACTACTGCTATTATAGAAGTCGCATTTTCCGTAAGGGTCTTCGTCCTTGTATAAATCCCACTTAAAATACTCCTCTAATATAGGGCATATTGCGTCTTCGTTCTTAAGGCCGATCGTTATATTTTCTTTTTGTAATAGGTGTCTTACATTACGCTTTACTTTGGTTTTCTGTTGCGATACTAATATAATGGTATTAGAGGGGCAACTTCCAGATTTCATCTTGTTTCCATTGGCTACGGTTCGCATCGGGCGTGTTAGGGTGGCCATCTGTTCTATTATACTCACCGGAAATAAGTTTATTTCCAGAAACAAACGCAGTAGGTTCGTTTCGCCGGAGAGTTAATATCATACTGCCGTAGCCGTTGTCTGCAATACTTACAATACGGGGTAGGGCGTAGTCGTGGTAAGTTGGTATGCTATACACGATATGGTGATTATACACTTTTACATGGATATCACGGGAATGCGAATAGAGCATTTTGGCAAGTTCGGTAATCTTTGGCATTTTATTCTAACTATAGAATATAGAAAAATGGAGGTATCTGACCGCATTATTCGCCGAAGACAACTGGCAAGACAACGATATGATGCTATGTTAGAAAAGCATAATAGGGAACTAATAGAGCGTATGCTACTCGCAAATCCTTCTCCCGAGATTGAAACTATGCTACATGGATTACTTGCAACCAATGAATATCGGAGATTAGATCAAAGAACTAAAATGACTTTATTTAGACTAATGCCAAACTTTCCGTAAAAATGAAAATATGAAATAAAACAAATCTCCGGTAAAGTTATAAAAGAATGGCTATGCGTGTATCGGACTTTATGGTGGATCTTGGCAAGAAACTCGTGGCGGACAAGAAGATAGCAGAGTCGTCTGCTTCTCTATACATTAAGAACCTCTGGACGCTGAATGGTAAGCAACCCTTTAATAATCTGGCCTTTCTTAAGAATAGCGATACTATAGATGGACTACTTGCAAACTATGCGGAGAATACAAAGAAGACTTTTCTTTCCTCTATCGTTAGCGTTCTATCCTTGTTTAAGGACAAGGCGACCTACAAGAAGATTTACCAGCACTATTATGATGGTATGATGGCGAAGGCTGGTGAGATGAAGAAGGCGGAAACCGACGGTAAGACGGAGAAGCAGAGCGAAAACTGGATGGAGTGGTCGGCCGTGCAGAAGTTGGCTACTGATAAACTGGAGGAGATTAACAAGTTTGTAGGTAATAAGTTAATCACACCCAAGCAGTATGGCGACCTCCTATGCTACCTTATCCTTTCCCTCTATACGGAAATCCCGCCTCGTCGTAATGCGGACTATAGCGAAATGTTCGTTGTAGGTAAGTGGAACGATAAGATGGATGCTAATAAGAACTACCTTGACCTTTCTACGAAGAAGTTTGTATTTAACAAGTATAAGACGGCCAAGAAATACGGACAGCAAATCGTAGAATACGGTGATAACCCGACACTTACGAATGCGATTAATATGTATCTTAAGCATACACCACTCCATAAGGGAAAGATTACAAAGGCCACAGAGTTCCGGTTTCTTTGCTATGAGGATGGTTCGCCTCTAACGGCGGTCAACGCTATAACTCGTATTCTTAATAAGTGTTTGGGTAAGAAGGTAGGTTCTTCTATGCTTCGTCATATATTCCTATCTAACAAATACGATATTAAGGATATGAAGGAAACTGCAGAGGAGATGGGACATTCCGTTAATGAGGCCTTGAAGTATGCTAAAGAGTAAATGTGAAAACTAAATACCTATCTATATAATATAGATGCCGTATTTTGTTGTGAATAGCGTTGGGCAAACATCTCCAAAGAAGTTTGCAGTATATAGGCTTAACGATCGTGGTGATATGCTTGTTAAATGGGCTTCCTTTCAGAGGGGTGCTGGTATTGAGGGGGATATAATGCCATTATACTTTAGGCCAAAAATAATCAAAAATCCTATAAACTTCTTACATACAAAACTAAAGCCAGTTCCTTTTGATGTAATGTGGAAGTTAAAGCAAGAAGGAGATGTAGATAATGACGGAAACGACCAAGCAAATACAACCGTAGATTTAGCGGGGTGGGACAGCGACCAAGAGTAAAAATAAAAATATGAAAATAAACAAATCTCCGGT